TGCCACTGCGTATGCTATGATGATGCAAAAGGAAATGCATTCTACCATGCGTCGTATTCCATGTTTTCAATACATGGGTGGTCCGATTGAAGATGAGTCCTGGATGAAGCATTTTAGCCGTGTACTCCTTGACGGTGAGATGTATTTGAGTGGAGACTATGACGGGGCAACCAATAATATGGATCCTACGTTCTCACTCTATGCTTGGGACTCTATCTGTCGGGTTATGAGTTTACCCGACGGTATGCCGCTGCTTGGTTCTGTGTGGCATGAGCTTGGCCGACTTGATTTAGTCGGGCATCTCTTTGACTTCTCTAAGTCCGGGGACGGCGTGCATCTGCAGACGTGGGGTCAGCTTATGGGTTCTCCCACTAGCTTCCCTATATTATGTCTGGTGAATGTCGCTGCATCCTCTGTTGGGTTGGGCCTCTCTGTAGATGACACTCTCTCTGAAACTTGTGAGATTGTTGTCAACGGAGATGACCTTGCGGCAGTGTGCCCTTACGACCGCTACGACGAGTGGAAATTCGCCGTTGGTTGCGTTGGTTTCAAGCTGTCGCTAGGTAAGAACTACATCTCTAGAGAGTTTATGATCATGAACTCTGAATGTAGGTGCCCTCTAACTGTCGCAGGTGTCCTTCAGAAATGGGACTACGTCGGTTTCCTTAACCAGGCGTTACTGCGTGGATATGAGAAGAAAGGTATCTTTGCTGGAGATGATCTCAAGCCCACTATGACTTGGCGAGACCTTGGGGCGCGTGCGAGGGAATTGGTCGCTGGCTTGCCTGATCGGACAGCCAGTCACGCTCTTACTGAATTTATACGTTGCCATCGGACTGTTTTGGCAGACGTCCCGCAAGGCTGCTCTTGGTGGATTTCGGAGCAACTAGGTGGCGTCGGTCTTCCGAACGTTGACGGTGTCTCTTTGACTACCGCTGACCTTCAGACAGCCACCCATGTCAGTTGTCTTGATATAGAAGCCAGGATGAAACTTCTTTCAAAGCCGAAGGCTATGAAGAAGGGTCTCTTGGATCAGCTTCTGTCTGACTCCGAAACCTACTATAAGAGGATCTTTCCAGTACGGGTTCAAGATCGTGATCCCTGGGATGTTACTTTGGAATCTTGGGGAATTCCTTTGCCGCGTGAAAAGTCGGATATCGGTTCTACTCTACGCATGGCCTTTGTCTTAAAGGGTTATCTTGCGTGGTATTCCGGCTTGACCACTGGTGCAAGAGTTGCGCTTCTAAGCGCAGATAGTCGGGACAAATCCCATGTTGTCCCCTCAATCGGATCTTCTCTTGATCCGCTCGGTTTGACTCGAGATGTTAAGCGTCTTAAGGCCCGACTTGAAAAGGTCGGGCTTACCGCACAACACGAGGTTCTTCCCTGGAACCTTGACGATCACCTACCGACACCAGAGGAGTTTGCTGACGACCTTTTTAAGGCTCCGAAGCTCCATCTGATTCGTGTTGAGGCTGCCCAGAAATGGGTGCCTCCTCAAGAACTAGTAGTCGATTATCGTTCTCCTTCGCTTCTCCCCGTATATGACGGTTTCTGCAATGAACCAATTGCACCTCGGAGAAGGTGTCAACACGCTCCCACCAATATAGAGCGTTTCCTCGTCCGTTTGGGTGCTCGTCTCTTGGAGAGCATCTCGGTACCGCCGACAGTGGGTTACCCCCTCTCTGTCGTGTACCGCGGTGATTATGACCCGACACAAGGCATCCAGCCTTTATTGTCTGATTTTCCTGACAATGTTGGATGCGTGAGCTGGGTTGACTTTTATCGATCAGTCTACGCCGTGCATTTAGGCGAGATGGCTGAGGGCGCTTTCCCCGGTGAAACCGGATCACAGTTTGAAGCTGTGGCGGTGAAGTCGGTCTAGGGTGCTCAAGATACTGTCAATCTCTGTGTATGCATGTACCTGTGTGAATGTAGGGGCGGTCGTAAGGCCGTATCCGACTCCATTTCCAGTACAGCAGCTCAT